CCAGCGATGTCAACCCAGCTATCTTCGTGGTCCGGCGTCTCGATAAGACGAGCCACCTTTAGGCACGTCATGCACAGCACCACCTGCTCAGGCGTCACGGTCTGCCCAAGCACGACCGACCACAGAGACGCTATTCGCTGATGGTTCACCCGCACGTCGCCATAATTCTCGCCACGTTCCTCCACGGCGCTTATAGCGTCCCTGAGAGCCTCTACCTTGTCCATTTGCACCTCCAATAGTTAAACCGCACGAACCGCACTTCTTGACGCCACCAGCGCCCTTGAGCGGCCCGCTCTTACACTTCGGGCAGCAATCGCGGTCAAGCCACTTCGCGAAGCTGCCATCACCCTCATCGAACATATCGCTTCACCACCCTTGTCCTGTGAGCCGCGTCAGGTTTTTCCCACCGCGCCTCGCACGACGCCAATGCGTCGCTGATGCCATCATGAGCCGCAGGGAATATCTCGACCTTCACACCGTGTTTGCCACGCATAATGTGAACCGTAAGCGTGTGGACATCGACCCACGCATGATTGCCGAGCAACTGATACTCCTCGTCCGTATACAGGATATTCATCTTCTCCTGCCATTTCTCGTTGCCCGACATCAGAACGGTATCTCGTCATTGAGGTCGCTCTCAACCGCTTTTGGCCTCACGCTCTCGATTGTAGCACCATCGAACAGGGATTTCACCTTGTTGACCGCCTGACCGGGTTTGCTTTCTTCCCACGCCTCGACGATAGCCGCGACCTCGCTCATCGTGTACACCCGGTCGACCCTGCCGTCATCGCGTATCTTCGCAATCTCGCTCGCGTCCCGGCACACGGCGACGACGGCTCCGTTCGGCGTGGTCTCCTCCCACACTTCGCCCGTCACCGGCTGCGCGCCAAGTTCCTCCGCCCTGCGCTCCAGAGCCTGCACGCCGCGTATCGTTGACGCCACGGCCTCCTCGACCTCGACGCCGCTACCTTTCTCCAGCGCTGCGTTAAGCACATCCATCTGCGCCCAGAAGCGATCCCGCAGATCCGCCTCAACCAGAAGCGGCAATCTGTCGATGCCCCACTTCACCTCCGACGCACGCACGACAGCATCATATGTCGCAAGCGCAGCACGGCACTTGTCAGCGTCTCGCTCTGACGGATAGAACCGCCAGTCCCTCGATGTTTTGCCCTTCGGCACTCTCTGTCTCTTTGCCACTTGCTTTCTCCCTTCTCTACCTTCGCTGTAGCCTTCGTCGCTACGTTCCCCTAAGGGAGGAACGTAGCGAACGCAGGAGCTACGTCGACAACGCAGCACCTTCGTTTCTACGTTCAATCACCAGTTAACTCTTTGTTTTTCCAACATACACCATCAACGCAGATGATCCATTCCTCCCTCATCAGTGCATCTCGCGCCGTTTTCTTCGAACTGTCGGCTGCGTCGGGCATCTCCGCCACCATTTTGGCCGACCAATCACGGTAGGAGACCTTCGGAGAGCCGCGATCAACGCAGAGGTTTTCAAACGCCCTCAGCGCCATTTTCTGATGCCCGGACGGCCTCCACGCCTTCTTTTTCTTCGGCGCTGGCGCGTCACCGTCTTGGCGCACCAGCACCGCAGACGGATCGGACAGCGTCGCGATTGGTGTCAGCGTCATCACGATGTCACCCATAGGCTCGGCGTCCTTCTGCTTCTCGGTACGCAGCGTGACGTATTCCTCGCTCTTGCCGACCAGCAGTGACGTGTCAACGCCGCCCAGAAGCGCCGTAGAGCCACGCATACCGCGTGTGGTATCCTTTCCGGCGTGATGCACGCCCATAACCGCACCGCCCGTGTGCGCCTTAATTACGTCGCACGCCTCGACGAACAGCCCCATATCGGTGGCGCTGTTCTCATCGCCGCCCAGCAGCGCGCGCGCCACGGTGTCAACGATGACCAGCCCGAACGTGACGCCCTCATCTTCTGCCACCTTGTCGATGGTGGCGAGCAGCTTGGTCACGTCCTCTTCCTCGCGGAACTTGACCGCCGTATTGATCAGGAACATCGGCGCATCGTCGGAGTTGACGTTGTTGTGCGCGTCCCACGCTGCTATGCGCTTTCCGAAGCCGCCGACGCCCTCTGCGGCGATGTAGCACACCGCAGACTGTTTCACCGGCTGACCCTGCCACGGACGCCCTGTGGCGACGCTGAGCGCCATATCGAGCGCGATGAAGGACTTGCCGCTGGCCGGAGCGCCGTACATCACGCTGAACCCGTACTGCGTTAGCAGCCCGTCCACGACCCACTCAACCGGCGGCATTCGCTTGAGTTCGCCCGGCCGCTGCACCGCGAAGTAATCGCCCTCATCTGCTATCTCGCCATCGCTGACCTCCGGCGCTTCGGTGAGCGGCGGACACTTCTGCACGATCTCGACCAGTTCGCCGAGCGTGTGTTCGCGCAGGAAGTCCACGACATCGCCCTTGTCCGGCAGCCCCGGCAGGTCGACGCGCTTAATGCGCGTTGCCTTCCCCCAGAGGCTTGCCACCACCTTGTCCGCGTGCCTCAGCCCCGCCTCATCATTGTCGGGGATGACGACCACGTTTCGGCCCACGAGATGCTCTGAGTGAGCGTCGGTCCACTTGGTTGCCCCGCCGTGGTTTGTCGTGGCGACCAGCCCGGCCTCGGATAGCACGTCGGCGCACTGTTCGCCCTCGACGACGAACACCGGCTGGTCCGGGTTCTGCATGATCTTCGGCAGATTGTACGGCAGCGGCTCGACGCCATCCATCTTGTAGATGTACCCGCCGCGCCCGTCCGGCCTGCGCTGGCGGAACGTCTTCGGGTACATGCGGCACACCTGATACGCCTCAGCGCCGTCTGCGTCGAAGTACGAGTAAATGCGCTGGATGTACTGCTTCGGCTCCAGCGCCTTCTGCGCCTGCTTCTGTATGCCGAACTCGCGCTCAAGCACATCGGCCACTGAGCCGCTGATGCCGAGCTTGCCGTACTTCTTCACGAGGTCGACGCAGCCCCCGCCCTCGCCGGCCTCAAAGTCGTACCAAGCGCCCTTGATCAGGTCGAGTTCCTTGCTGCCCTTCGTCCCCCAGCGCAGCGTGCGGCCCTTTATAGACAGCTTCGCGTTCGGCTCACCCCAGTAGTGCCGGGCGATCCTCTCCGCGTGTGCCGTGATATTCTGTGTCATCCTGTACACTCCCCATCGTCGGCCTGACAGAAATATCCAACCTCGTCGAATACCCAATCCCCCTGCCTGTCCACCACGTCCTTGAGCCACGTCATCGGCTTTTCCTTGTTGAACATCCCATAATTTCCACGATCTTCGTGCCTGCTCTCTGCTCCGAGCCACCAATCGAACCGCTCAGGGTGTTCGCGCAGCAGCATCGCTAACTGCGCCTCTGATTTAAGAAAACATCCGTCGCAGTTTCCGTACATCGTCTTTCCATTGACAACGGGAAGGTCCAGCCGAAACGGTTGGCCCGCCCAAAACGACATGATTTCCTTCTGAGAGACGCCTGCCTCTGCGAGCGGGTGCCAAGGCGTCCAGCAATCTTTTTTAGGCGCTCTGGCAAGCCTGTCCGGCTCGTCGGCGCGTATTCCAACAGCATTGACCCACTGCTTCCAACCGATGCTTTTGAGGTACCTCTTGGCGGTTCTTATCTTTAACTCAACCGTGCAGAACCTGATGAGCGCGTTTGGCAAAATCTTTTTGTATTCGATAAGCTGATCAAACGGCTCGCCTTTTCTGCTTGCGGAGTTGTGGCTAACAACCTCAAACGAGGTCTTCCCGTCTTTTCTTCTGTATTCAAGCCAAGTCACCGCAACGCCCCACCTTGAGGCGCACTCCTGAACGAAGTCTAGCGTCTGAGGCATCTCCCGGCCTGTGTTTTGAAAAAGCACCTGACAGCGCTCCGGCAAATCGCCATTTGCCTCAAGTATTTGATGCAGCATGAACGCGCTGGTGCGACCGCCACTAAAGCTGATCTGCACATTGCCATCCGGCAGCATATACGGATTTGTCATTGAAATTCTCCCTTCCCCCCTTGGTAGACGCTCCCGGCGGCGAAGGGAGAAACACCGCCGGGAGCCACCGCGCTAGAACAGGTTGCTGCCTGCTGCCGCCGGAGGTTGCGGCGCGACTGCGGCCGCAGCAACTTCTGGCGCGGGTTGGGATGGAGCGGTGGCACCGCCGTCCATCATTGCGGGCCGGTCAATCCACTGGGTGATCGACCACTGAGGCACCTTGAAGGTCAACTCACCCTGCGGCGAGTTGATCTTGATCCGCTCGGTGCCGGAGATTGTCACCACCGGCACCTTCCCCGGATTTGCCGGAGCCTCCGCCTCATACTGATTGTAAAGAGTGTCCATCGCACGCAATACAGTTTTCGCAGAATGAGAAAATTCGCGAAGGCCAAGGTCTTTCGACGCGATGCGGACGCGGAACGCCTGCTTGTGGTCGGGGCTTGGCTGTGCCGGGAGAGGCTCACCCGCCTTGACCATTTGAAAGTCAGGCGCACCTGCGGCGAACGAGAGCCAGCCGATTTCGATGTTTCCCAAGTCCACCGCGACCTGTAGGGGAAGCCCCAGTTCCTGTTCATCCTTCTGCCAAGTCCCGTCTGCCGCCTGATAGCGGTCCTGCTTGATGAAGTCGCCCGCCTTTGCGTCCCACTTCACGATAGGCAGAATGTCCCCGCCGCTTCTAGTCTCAAGATTAAATCCTAACGCCATAGCTCGATACTCCTTAACGCTAACGTCAGTTACTGTTTTGGCTGATCACTGTCAGCCGCTCGACCGGGTAGTAGGCGCAGACATCTTGATCCTGTGGATCGCCTCTGTCTGACCTGCCGCCCGGATTTACCGTGAAGTCCGACGCAAAGTCCAACTTCGCGAGTGCATCACGGTAAAGCAGAATGAGGTGACAGGGCAAGCCCGTCGCCTCGCTAAGCATTTTCGCGTGGATCACCTTCGACAGGCTGATCATCACGCTCGGATATGTGTTGAGGTCGCACTTGCGCGCCTTCACCTCGGCAAAGCCTATTGGCTGACCGTCGCGCCGCAGCAGCCAGTCCAGCCTGTACTGCACCGGCAGCTTGTAAACCTCGACGCCGATGTTCTGCAAGGCGTCGGCGACCAGCCGCTCATTCTTGATGTCGTAGTCAGTCTCGTATTTCGGACGCATTGTCTGCCTCCTTGATCGCATACAAGATACGCGCCGCCACCTGCGGCACGATGCTGTTGCCTAGCTGTTTAAGTCGGTGTACCCGACTGGGTACCCCATTAACCACTCGACCCACTGCGGGTTCAGGCTCCCAGAAACTCTTTTGCCATCTGGCTTCTCCACTGCGTAATCCAGCCGATCCCTCATTGCCTCGTTTCTGCCCGACCCCTTGAAGTCGTTGGCTGTCGGCGTCGGCCACATCTCTGGCTTTTGCACTGCTAGGGAAAGTGCCGTCCCCCCCTGCGAATATTTTTTCTTCCTCAACCCGGTGTCGTCCGCCACCGCTGTAGGCCACAATCCAGCAGCGGTCTCGTCGGTGCGGGGCATCTGCGGCGACAGCCGGAATAACAAAGCACCTTGCTTGGTATCCTTCGCCTTCCAAGTCAGATAGCACCGTGTCGAGGCCCAAAGAGATGTGGCCAGCAACGTTTTCTCCAATGACCCAAGTGGGCCGGACAGCTTGGATAACTCTAAGCATTTCTGGCCAGAGGTGTCGGTCGTCTTTATCGCCTCTGCGCTGCCCGGCTTTCGAGAAGGGCTGGCAGGGGTACCCCCCTGTGATGATGTCAACCATTCCTCTAAATCTATCTGCGTCATCTGCAAGTTCCCGAATGTCCTTGATGATCTCTGTGTCTGGCCAGTGTTTCCGCAAGACCTTTTGCGCGTGTTCGTCGTATTCACAGAACGCAACAGTCTCATAGCCGCCGACCAGCTTCTCTCCAGCGTAACTGAAACCGCCGATCCCGGCGAACAGGTCAAGCATCCGCAGCATGAGCCAATACCTCTCGGATGATTGTCATGCAAGTCTCGGTATCCATCTCCACCGCATAGCCCCAGTCCAGCACCGCGTCCTCGCGCATGCCCTTGTTGCCATTCGGATGCCCCAGATCGATCAGCACCTGCGCCGGCATACGCCAGCGCCACTGCTGGTGATTGTATTTGTAAACGAGCAGCGGCTGCTTGTGGCACGCCTGTGCCGCAGAACACACCTGATCCCACCACGCGGGCTGCGGCGCACACCCGGTCTTGTATCGCTTCACCTCGATGACGAACGGGAACGGCTCGTCGCAGATCAGGTCGCCGTGGTCCGCTGCCCGGTACTGCTCGAGGTCGCGCTTGAACGTCATGCCCAGTTCGTCGAGCAGGATTTTCGCGATCTCGCGCTCAGCGGCAGCACCCTTCTGGCGTCCGTTAACCATCGTCACGCTCCCCGGCCCGGAACCGCTCATCGCGCCGCGCCAAGATCGCGCCCTCGATCAACTCATCCGCCAGCGCCGAGATGCTCCGATGCGGAGAAAGTTCGAGTTCTTCGCGCAGCATCTGCCGGGTCGATGCCCGCAAACGCAGAAGTTGTTGTTCGATTTCAGACACTTGAGCCTCGTAAAAAAGTTGTCGCCAGATGCGATTTATTTGTTGATATCATAAGTCTATCATGCGATAAATAGGACGTTGATAGAACACATCGAAGGGAGATACCGATGACCACACAGACACAAGCACCGCAGATGGTTGCCAAGCGCGTAGCCCCTAATTTTCCGGCTTGGGATCTTTTTGCTGACGGCGTCAACGTCGGCGTGATGACTGACTTTGAGGGCGAAGGCCCAGTCGCTACCGTCCGTACCCAGACCAAAGGTGAGGAGCGCGTTGAGGGCGACGACATTAACGAGTGCTTGGTCTACGCTCGTGCAGCCTTTGAGCTGGGTCATGCGACTTACGATCCTTACTACATGACCGAGGAGGAGGCGCGCGAGGAGGCCGAGGCCGAGGCGAAGTGGGAAGCAGAGGTTGAGCGCGCAGCCGCCAACTACTGGGAGAACCAGATGCCGATGGCCGAGGTGATGGCCGCGGAGCGCGAAGAGTACGAAGCAGCAATGTGGGCGGCCTAACGGCCCCGCCCCCAAAGGGAGACACGACAATGGGTAACATCAACAACTGCTCTTTTAAGAACGCGCTGTGGATTGGCCGCTGCAAGCTGGGCGATGCGCCGATGCGTATTTACGTTCACGGCGAATATAAGAACCGCGCTGGTGACGAACGCCTGCTCGTCAACAAGGGCGACACGCCCAGCCGTTACCGCTTCGGCGTCAGGCGCGAACACATCGTTTGGATTGAGGACCAGTCATGAACTGGCGCACAGAGAATGAAGGAAAAAGCCAATGACTAAATTTACACCAGAGCAGCTTGCGCTGTTGGAAAAGAAAATCCTCTTTACAGAGGAAGGCTTCAATATCGTCGGCGACCTGCCCGGTCATGTCTGGGGCAATATCGACTGCGATGTCGCGGGCAGTATCGGGGGCAGTGTCAGGGGCAATGTCAGGGGCGATATCGCGGGCAGTGTCGGGCGCAGTGTCTGGGGCAGC